AAACAACCAAAGAAAATTGCAGAGAAGACTGCAAAGTATAGAGCATCAAAGGGTGGACTCACAATGAAAAAAGGTTATCATAAAATGCCTGATGGCACAATGATGAAGGATTCAGACATGAAGAAGAAGTCAGGGTATATGTACGGTGGAATGGCTAAGAAGAAACCAGCGGCTAAAAAAGATATGGGATATAAGCACGGCGGTATGACTAAAGGTATGAAGGCTTTGAAGAAAGCCGCACCTGCTGTAGCTAAGAAGATGGGCTATAAACATGGTGGCATGGCTAACATTGGTGCTTCCAGACCTGCAACACAAAAAGGCACTAAAGCATAACGGGGTTGCATTATTGTCTATAGTATGATATAACTATATAAATATAACTATGCTCCAGTAGGCTACAAATTACTTGTAGTTATTTTCACTGGAGAAACATAATGTTTAAAACATTTTCAAAATGGTTAGAAGCTTTAAACGGATCAATACAAAAGTCACAACAAGCAAGAGCAGATCTGTGGTTACTTACACACCTTACAGATAGAGAATTAAAAGATATAGGTATCGCAAGGCATGATATCAGACGGAGAATGAATGGCTCGTAACCTTACAGAGAACCAACAAAAGTTTCTGGAAGTCCTTTTCGAAGAGGCTTCCGGAGATGTTGTTATGGCTAAGCGTTTAGCTGGCTACAGTGACGGAACACCTACTAGATCTATTACGTCAGCATTGAAGGATGAAATCTTTGATGCTACTAAAGAGTATATGTCTAGGCTAGGCCCGAAGGCGGCTATAGCTTATGGCTCAGCTTTAGATGACCCTACACAGTTAGGTGTCAAGGAGAGGATGATAGCTGCAGGTCAGGTTCTTGACCGTTCTGGCTTAGTGAAAACTGAGAAAGTTGCAGTGGAGTCTAGCGGAGGTCTATTTATATTACCACCAAAGGATTCCTCACAGGGCGATGAAACATAAGACCGACTTCCAGAAAACAGAATTGGGCTATTGGATGCTACCAAAGCCCTCTCACATTAAAAGATGGGAACGAATACCCAGACTATCTAAACGGACTGTACCCTTTGGTTACATAATAGATCCGGAAGATGAGAAGTGGTTAGAGCCTATCCCTACAGAGCTAGAACTATTAGAGCTTGCAAAGAAACATCTAAAGCAGTACTCTTACAGAGAAGTATCTGCTTGGTTAACTACACAGTCAGGCAGACGCATAACCCATGATGGACTTAAGAAGCGCATAGATGTCGAAAGAAAACGTAAGTCACTTGCTCAAATTAAACGCAAGCTTGCCCTCTGGCTCGAAGAAACAAAAGCGCAATACGAAACGCTTGAAAAAGAAAGACTTGGATACTACACCTACGACGAGGATAGTTGAGCAAGAGCCTGTACATACAGTACCAGCGCAAGTAGCACCAGCACCTTTTGATGTAGAGTTCGCACAAAACGTAGTATTTAAAGCTAATCCCGGCCCACAGACACAATATCTAGCGGCTAGTGAACGTGAAGTACTATATGGAGGGGCAGCCGGTGGCGGAAAATCGTATGCCACACTAGCAGATCCTCTACGTAACTTAGGACACAAAGACTTTAGTGGACTACTAGTACGACACACGACAGAAGAATTACGTGAGCTTATTCAGAAAAGCCAAGAGTTATACCCTAAAGCTATTCCGGGGATCAAGTGGTCAGAGAGAAAGTCTCAATGGACTACACCTCAAGGCGGTAGGATCTGGATGTCTTACTTGGATAAAGACACAGACGTTATGCGTTACCAAGGACAGGCGTTTAACTATGTAGCCTTCGATGAGTTGACTCAATGGAACAGTCCTTATGCGTGGAATTATATGCGCTCACGTTTACGTAGTGCCGCACCTGAATTAGGTTTGTACATGAGGGCGACTACAAATCCCGGAGGGCCGGGACATGCTTGGGTCAAGAAGATGTTTATTGATCCTTCTACTCCTAACGTACCTTTCTGGGCTACTGATGTAGAAACAGGTGAAGTACTAGCCTATCCTAGAGGTCACAGTAGAGAAGGTGAACCGTTATTCAAACGCAAGTTTATACCTGCTAGTTTGTTTGACAATCCTTACTTAGCTGATACAGGCGACTATGAGGCTATGCTTCTATCATTACCTGAGCATCAGCGAAAGCAGTTACTCGAAGGTGATTGGGATATTAATGAAGGGGCGGCTTTCCCTGAGTTTAATCGTAAGATACATGTAGTTGAACCTTACGACATACCTAATGGATGGGCTAAGTTTAGAGCCTGTGACTATGGTTACGGAAGTTATACAGGAGTTGTATGGTTTGCTGTAGCTCCAGATGAACAACTGATTGTCTATAGAGAGATGTATTGCTCTAAGGTTACAGCTACAGACTTAGCTGATATGATTTTAGATGCTGAGTCAGAAGATGGTACTATAAGATACGGCGTACTCGATTCATCTTTATGGCACAAACGAGGTGATACAGGGCCGAGCCTAGCAGAGCAAATGATAATGAAGGGTTGCAGATGGCGGCCTTCTGATAGATCAAAAGGTTCACGTATTGCTGGTAAGAATGAAATACACAGAAGATTACAAGTAGATGAGTTTACTGAGCAACCTAGACTAGTAATGTTTAACAATTGTACTAACCTCGTAGCTCAACTTCCTAGTATTCCTTTAGATAAACGAAACCCAGAAGACGTTGATACACATGCCGAAGATCACTTATATGACGCTTTACGTTACGGTATAATGACACGCCCACGCAGTTCTATTTTTGATTATGACCCTGCAACATCAAGATCAGGCTTTCAAGCGTCTGACCCAACATTTGGATATTAAGTATGAAACCTAAAGACTTTGACGAAGACTACGAAGAAAACATTGAATCTGCAGACTCTTCTTATATTGAGGATGTAAAGGAAGATGATATACATTCAGATCCTTCTGTAGGTAACATCATAGGTTTTATTAATGAACGCTTTACTAAAGCAGAAGATGCTAGGCGTGTTGATGAAGATCGGTGGATGCAAGCCTATAGAAACTATAGAGGATTATATAGTCCTAATGTACAGTTCACTGAAGCTGAACGATCTCGTGTATTCGTAAAAGTAACTAAGACTAAAACCTTAGCGGCTTACGGACAGATTGTAGATGTACTATTCGGTAACAACAAGTTTCCTATTAACGTAGATCCTACTACATTACCTGAAGGTATAGCTGACACAGTACACTTCAACTTAGACCCTGCGGCTGATGATGCTTCAGAAGAACTAAAAGAAGTCTTTACACCTTTCTCTAGTGAAGAATCTAAACTACAACCGGGCGAGACTATGCAACAGTTGTCAGAACGATTAGGCGGTATGTCTGATAAGTTAGCTCCTGTTATGGATAAACTAATTGAAGGGCCGGGAACTACACCTTCTACTGTTACTGTTAAGCCAGCAATGGTTGCGGCTAAGAAGATGCAGAAGAAGATACACGATCAGTTAGAAGAGAGTGGAGCTAATAAACAACTTCGCTTAGCGGCATTTGAATGTGCTTTGTTTGGTACAGGCATAATGAAAGGCCCGTTTGCTACTAACAAAGAATATCCACGATGGGATGACGAGGGTAACTACGATCCTGTAATCAAGACTGTGCCATCTACTAGCAACGTATCTATATGGGACTTCTATCCTGATCCTGATGCGGCTAACATGGATGAAGCTGAATACATTATAGAACGTCATAAGATGTCTAGATCACAACTCCGTGCTCTTAAAGGTCGTCCTTTCTTCCGTGATAACTCTATAGACAATGCCATTAGATTAGGCGAGTCTTACGAGAAGAAGTGGTGGGAACAAGTAATGGAAGACGATGAGCAAGGCTCTAAAGCAGAACGTTATGAAGTAAAAGAGTTCTGGGGTTTTGTTGATCGTGAGATATTAGAAGACCATGATCTTAAGATACCTAGAGAACTTAAAGATGCAGAACAAGTAAACGTAAACTTGTGGGCATGTAATGGTCAGATCATTCGTATGGTTATGAATCCTTTCAAGCCAGCACTTATACCTTACTATGCTATGCCTTACGAGATCAATCCTTACAGCTTCTTTGGTGTAGGTATTGCAGAGAACATGGACGACACTCAGACATTAATGAACGGCTTCATGCGTATGGCTGTTGACAATGCTGTTCTGTCTGGTAACTTACTGATTGAAGTTGATGAGACTAACTTAGTTCCGGGACAAGATCTATCTGTGTATCCCGGCAAAGTGTTTCGGAGACAGGGGGGTGCACCCGGACAGGCTATCTTCGGCACAAAGTTCCCTAACGTAGCTGGAGAGAACATGCAGTTGTTCGATAAGGCACGAGTACTGTCAGACGAATCTACAGGCTTCCCTAGTTTTGCACACGGTCAAACTGGTGTGTCAGGCGTAGGTCGTACAGCTTCAGGTATCTCTATGCTTATGTCTGCGGCTAACGGTTCAATCCGTACAGTTATTAAGAACGTAGATGACTATTTATTAAACCCACTAGGTAAAGCTTTCTTTAGTTTCAACATGCAGTTTGACTATGACCCTAGCATTAAAGGTGACTTAGATGTTAAGGCTCAAGGTACTGCTTCCCTTATGGCTAACGAAGTAAGATCGCAAAGACTAATGCAGTTCTTACAAGTTGCACAAAACCCTACACTTGCTCCATTCGCTAAGATGGACTATATCATTCGTGAGATTGCTGTAAGCATGGACTTAGATCCTGACAAGGTGACTAACTCTATGGAAGATGCGGCAATACAGGCTGAGATTCTCAAGGGCTTCCAAGCACCGCCAGAACCGCCTCAGCCGGGTGTACCACCTACAGGGCCACAAGGAGGCCCAGCGCCTCAAGGACAAGCTCCTACAGGCCCTCAGGACATGACAGGTGGAGGTGGTGGCAACATCGGTGTTGGAGCTGCTGCTACGCCCGGAGAGCCGGGATTTAGTGGGAACGTACAGTAATGGGGGCGCTTAGTAGACTTTTAGCTAAAGAGTTGAGTGATGCGTTTGAAGGTGTTACCTTTAAAGGTCGCACTCCTGATTTAACTATACCTAAGTCTAAAATGAATCCTTTGGTTCAGACAAGAATACCGGGAACTGAGAGTATAGACGAAAAAGGTTTTTATCAATCAACTTTCTATAGTCCGGTTGTCAACACTTTAGAACAGATGTCTATAGGTAAGAAGGGTACTAAAGGGGAAAACATATCAGCCTTCCTAAATAAACGTGCGCCCAATGTAGCAAAGGCTGAATTAGATTCTTTTGATCTTGACTTAGATCCTAAACGTTTATATTCTAGAGAAGAAGCATTAAATATAGCTAAAGAAAAAGGTACGGACAGATATACAGTGGATACTTTGTATCCTCCCTCTACTGATGTATATAGAAGTATTCAACGACAACAGATTTTAGATAGAGAAGTAAATTATGTTGTACATCAACTACAAGCAAATAAAGATTTAGTATCTACGGGCGATGCTTCAAATATGCATTACGGAGGGGCTAAAAATTTAGGACATAGTAGATCTTCTGTTAGACAAAATTACTTTGATCCTGAAGATATGTATTTACTTATAGAAGAAGCACAATCAGACTTAGCTACATTTATTAACAAGGTAGCTAAACGAGGTGTACGTGCAAATCCTAAGTTAGCTAAAGAAAATAAAGATGCTTTTATTAAAGACAGTATAGTAGATTTTAAAAACCAATTAGAAAGTCTTGAGGATATTGATTTAGATAAAGATGTTTTAAATACTATAAGTAAATATTATCTTAAATATTACGATGATAAATATTATCTGGGAAATATGTCTGATATAACTAGTGATGAATCTATAAAAAGAATAGGCTTTCAAATAAAGGCTATGGATGATTTA